TCTAATGTTGATGCCACAATGTTCCCGATAGTTGGTACCAGTGTTCCGGTAGTTGTTAAACCAACGAGTGGTGCTGTGTCTGCAACTAACCCTAGCTATTCTGGTGATGGCGTTATAGGTGCCTATTTCCCTATTGGTAATAGTGTTGGTGATTTGGCAGTTGCACCTGTTACCATTACGCCCGCCGGTACACTAACAAGGGCCACATCATGATACTTACCAAAGATCAAATATTAAAGTGTAGGCCGTTGGATTTTATTGATGTTAAGTGTAAAGGTCTTGGTGGAACGGTGCGAGTTAGTGCAATGAGTGCATCAACCCGTGACATTTGATCAAATAACTACCTCTGGAAGTTCTCAAATATTAGAACTTGACGGACCGCTTACCGATGATTATTATAGGGTTTCTTTTACCATCGCTGGTACTGGTAGCCCTTCTTTTAAGTTTATTTTACTGTTTGGAGTAATTTAGAATGTCGAAATTTGTATTAACAGACGCTAGCCTAGTGATTAACTCGGTTGATCTGTCTGATCATGTGCGCAGTGTCACTATCAACTATGAGGCGGAACTTCAGGATGATACAACAATGGGTGATGATACCCGAACAAACCTTGGTGGGTTGAAGAATTGGTCAATAGATGTCGAATTCACCCAGGATTACGCTGCTTCTAATGTTGATGCCACAATGTTCCCGATAGTTGGTACCAGTGTTCCGGTAGTTGTTAAACCAACGAGTGGTGCTGTGTCTGCAACTAACCCTAGCTATTCTGGTGATGGCGTTATAGGTGCCTATTCCCCTATTGGTAATAGTGTTGGTGATTTGGCAGTTGCACCTGTTACCATTGCGCCCGCCGGTACACTAACAAGGGCCACATCATGATACTTACCAAAGATCAAATATTAAAGTGTAGGCCGTTGGATTTTATTGATGTTAAGTGTAAAGGTCTTGGTGGAACGGTGCGAGTTAGTGCAATGAGTGCATCAACCCGTGACATTTTCGAGCAAAGAATGGCTAAGGTTGGGGAACTTGAAGAAGGGGTACAACCTAATTTAAGAGCCATGTTTTTAATTCATTGTATTGTGGACGAACAAGGGTCCTTGATATTTAATGTCGATGATATAGAATTACTAGGTGCACAAGATATCACCGAGATAGGATTACTTTTCAAATATGCACAAGAGATAAACGGACTTTTAGATGATGAGGAGGAAACTAAAAAAAAGTAGCTGGTGATCTCTGGCTTAGGTTTCAAATGGGATTGTGTAGGGAATTAAAATATACACTGCATGACTTAAGGATACATGAAACCGATGCCAATCTAAAATTATGGTATGCACTAAGGCTTGTTGAAATGGATGAGGAAAAGCAATTTAAGTTAAACAATGAGGCCTTAATAGGTTTGAAGGCAAATAAAGGCAGATTCACTAATGGAATTTGATTTTGAAATGGATACTGGTGAATTGGAAAGTATTCTTAATAATTTACATGATGAGATTAAATTAAAAGTTACTAGGTTGGCCGTTGCTGCCGGCGCAAGGATTATAAGAGATAGTGCTAAATCACTAGCACCTTACGATTCATCACGGTCGAGCGGCGTTCACTTAAGAGACGCCATAGTTGTTTCTCGTGTCAGATCAACGAATGATGTATACATAATAGGGACAAGGTCTAAGGGAAAAAAAGCTGCACCTCACGCTCACCTACAAGAATTAGGAACTGTTAAAATGTCACCACAGCCTTTTCTCAGGCCAGCTTCTGAAGTGAGCGCACAGGCTGCTATAAACGAGATAATTAAACGACTAGAAAAAGGCGCGTTAAGAGAAGCTAAGAAATTGGCGAAAAAAGGCAAAAAGTAATGGCTAGTGTATTTAATTTAGAAGGGCGATTAGGATTAAATGTCGTTAAGTTCAAAAATAAGCTTAACGAGGCTAAAAAGGGTGTGAGTACGTTTAAGAAAAATGTACAGAAAGATATTAAACAAATAAAGAAATCATTTAGAGGTGTTAGTAAAACCATTGGTGAAATGAATAAAAGATTATCGCAAGGTATTGCGATAGCGGCTGCTGGCTTTGGGTTACTCACCATTAAAGCAACACAGAGCGCTGAACAGATTGGACAGCTAGCATCAACAACCAACTCAACAGTTAAGGAAATACAATCCTTAACAATGGCATTTAGTCAATATAAGCTAGAGGCGGATGACGTAGGTGATGTTCTTAACACTATCACCGACAGGGCACAGGATGCTAAGGACGGTATGCAATCGTATGTTGACGACTTCCGCTTAGTTGGTATTGAAGTTGATGACCTAAAGGGTAAACGTCCAGCTGAATTATTTAATACATTTGCCGATGCTGTGGCTAAAACTAATGATCCAGTTAAGCGCAATTCAGCAATAGTAAGGATACTAGGGGATGATCTCGGTCGAAAACTTGCCCCTGCATTGATGGGTGGTTCTAGGTTGTTTAAAGAGCTGGCAGCCGAAGCAGAGCGTGCCGGTATTATTATGAATGCTGGCACAGTACAGGGTGCTATTAATGCCAGCAGATCATTAGAAAAGCTGAAAAATATCGTTGGTAGTGGTGTTAATAAAGTGTTTGCTAAAATGGGACCATTCATTGAATCGGCGAATAAACGATTAATTAATTTCATTAATGATAGTGTTAATTTTGACACAGTTTTTAATAAAGCATTATTTGGTTCAATTAAACTAGTTGGTACATTTGCGGATGCGTGGCGTGGAATAGAAATTATATTTGCCGGTGTTAAGGTTGCAGCGTTCGGGTTCACCACTGCCTTTACTGGTGCATTGAACGGTATTCTAAGTTTAGCAGCTGATTTTGGCAACGCTATTAAAAATAGTGTATTACTACCTCTACGCTTCATGATTGATATGGCCGCCAAGTTACCAGGTATCGGTTCAAAGTTTAAAGCGCTTGCTGATGAAATTAATAATTTTGAATTCAAACCACCTAAATTAACTGTTGATGCTTTCAATTCTCAAATCGAGGCAATGAAGCAATCGACAGTTGAATTACAAGAATTACTCTTGAAACCTTTACCTAGTGAGGGTATTAATGAGTGGGTAGAGGGTGTTAAAGCAGCAACACTTGAATTAACAAAGGCGGCAAATGAAGCGGAAGTATTACGCATCAAACTGGGTGAAACTTCCACAAGTGCGGGTGAAGATTTTACCCAAATGAAAAAGGATGCTGAGGTTTTTGGTAATTCAATGCGTAGTGTCCTGGGTAGTGAGATATTGAACGTGATGAAGGGGAATTTTGATAGCATGGGTGATGCTTTTATATCGATGTTACAAAGAATGGTAGCCCAGGCTATTGCCGCCGATATTGCGGGTGCAATAGGATTGGGTGGTACTGGTGGTAGCGGAGGTGCTTCATTTATATCTGGCGCTCTTGGCTTCGCTGGTGGTATATTCGGTGGCGGTGGTAGTGGCGCTCTTGGTCCAGGTATGGCTGGACCACCAGTACCAGCTGGCTTTGCTAATGGTGGCACCCCATCATTAAACAGGGCCGCTATTGTGGGTGAAAAGGGGCCAGAATTATTTGTACCCAGGCAAAATGGAACAGTGGTACCAAATAATAAAATGGGTGGTGCTGGTGGTAATACTGTTACTAATAATTTCAATATCAGTACGCCTGATGCGGCTAGCTTCAAATCTAGCCGTACCAAGATTATAAACGATATGGCAAGAACGGTGAGGGTTTAAGTCCTAAACGTTATTTCACAAACTCAATGCCCTGTAGTATATTTTAATCATACCCATTAACAAAGACAACCAAGGCGGCTAAAATGTTTAATTTCTTAATGACACACCAAGTAAGCAGACTTCAATCAATGTTAGCAATTATGGTAACCCTTATAATCATCATATTTTAACCCTTACAATTATCATATTTTAACCGAGGCGGCTTTAGATGACTAAAATGAACAAGTATTTTTATGACGCTAGTGGTCACGATATTAATGGCTACGATGGTAATGGCCTTAATGCTGGGGGCCTTAATAGTTATGGTACTAGGGTATGGATACTGGATGATAAATATTTATGAATAAATTATTAGCGGTTTTAGTATTCCTTGGTTGGTACTTATTAATCAATAGTTTAGCTTGGGGTTTGGTTCTGATACATAATTTATTACTCAATGCCACGAAACTAGATATTGTAATTTTCACTCTCCTTGTCGGCACTATAGCTACCCTTATATCATGGGCTGAAGTAACCAACTTTTGTGAGAATAGGCACTACTTATGACATTCTTAGAGACACCCCGTTTCCCTGTTGATCTTAATTATGGATCAGTCGGTGGACCCGTGTTTAAGACCGATATTGTTGTCTATGGTAATGGGCACGAGTATAGGAACAGCCTGTGGTCAACACAGCTTAATCGTTATGATGCTAGATATGCTGTTAAATCAAGGGTAGATCTAGTCAATGTTTATGAGTTCTTTATTGCTCAGCAGGGTTCAGGGAGTGGGTTTAGAATAAAAGATCTATTTGATTTTACAAGTGCGACCGATGGGAAAAGTGCACATGCCAATACTGATGTGTTATTGGGTGTGGGTGATGGTATAGAAGTTGACTTCCAAATAATTAAGAATTATACCAAAGGTATATCCACAACAGCAAGGAAAATAATAAAACCTGTGGTGGGTAGTACTTTAGTTAGAGTTGATGGTGTATCTAAAACTGAAAGTGTTGATTATAGCGTTGACTCAACCGCAGGTATCATCACTTTCAATGTTGCACCAGCAGATACCGTGGATATAGAGGCTGGGTTTATATTTGATGTCCCTGCAAGATTTGATAGCGATGATTTGAGCCATGTACAACTTTTACTCTACACTACATTAGGGTCAGATTTAGCCAGTATCGAATCAATACCGCTTATTGAGGTTAGGGAATAATGGCGACAATAACTAGTACTAGAACAGATTACAAAAACGCAGGTGATATAACGGATGCCCAGTGTGTAAGAATTGTTAGAAAAGATGGTGAGATTTTACGATTCACTAATTCTGTAAATGATCTGGTGATGAGTGATTATGTCGATTCAGATGGTGTTCAATTATCCTTACCCAACGATGTCACCTATATCAGTATTGGATTTAATACAACCGCCACCCATAGTGGTAAGGATATGTCACCAGGAACTGTAGACCTAGAGGGTGTTCTATCAGCAACAAATATTTCTAGAAATGATTTGAAAAAGGGACTTTATAATCAGGCTAGGATTTATGTTTTTTATACAAACTATAATGATCCTGTTGAAGATGATGAAAAGCTCATTAGTGGTTTTTGGGGTGAAGCAACCGTTAACGATGGCACTTACTCGATAACTTTTAACTCATTGATTGATGTTCTTAACACTCGTACGGGTAAAAGTCACTCACCAACTTGTACAGCTCGATTGGGTGATGATAAATGTGGTGTTAGGTTGACACCACCTAATTGGTCATCATTAACAGCGTACACTGTATTGGACCCCAATGACGCAAAATTAGGGTCCCTAGTTACACCAATTACTCAGACTGGCTTCTTTTACATTTGTACTATATCAGGTACTAGTGGTGTTAGCGAACCCATATGGCCTATTGTGGTTGATGAGACTGTGAACGATGGATCAGTCGAATGGACGGCTATTTTACATTATACCCAGAATGGTTCACTGACATCGGTAGTTGATCGTTCTGGATTTGTTGATACTGACAGAACTGAACCCGACGATTGGTGGACTCAGGGTAAAATAATATTTACCAGTGGTGCAAATGAAGGAATGACTTTTGATATAAAACAGTCATTCTTGGCATTCAATAGTATTAGTGTAAAACAGGAGGCTCCTTTTGATTTTGAAGTGGGGGACACTTACATTATTACGACAGGCTGCCGTAAGAGACTTATAGAAGATTGTATAGGAGAATTCAAGAATGTCTACAATAACCAAAGCAGCCCATGGATACCAGGACGCTCAGTTATTGGGAAATTCGGTGGTCAATAAGGCACGAGAATATATTGATGTCCCATATCGCCACTGTGGACGTGATAGAAATAGTGTTGATTGTGCAGGCTTGATTCTATGTGTGTACAAGGATATAGGTATTGAATTACCACCTGTTCCCAACTATGCAAGAATCGTTGAACCTAATTTTCTGTTGAAAATGATGAATGATAGATTTAAACTAATTGGCGGCATTAATGACGCTAAATTAGGTGATGTTGTTGCACTTAGATTTTCACACCAACCCCAGCACATATCAATATTTGCAGGTAATACATTAATCCATAGTTATGAGAAAGCGGGTAAGGTAATAGAACACCGGCTTGCAGATGTGTGGATTAAGCGAGTAGTAGGGGTTTACCGATATGTCAGATAAGCAAGCGATCGGTGCAGTAGGTGGCGGTATAATAGGGTTCTTTATCGGTGGCCCGCTCGGTGCAGTAAAAGGCGCCACATTAGGTTACAGTATAGGTACCTCATTTGATACTACGGAATTAGATGCCACCGAAGGACCACGAATAGATGACCTGACCATCCAAACATCTAAATACGGAGAATATATACCGAGGGTTCACAATACTGACAGGCTCACCGGTAATGTATTTTGGGTGGATGGTAATCAAATCCATGAAACTAAACACACTGAAGATGTAGAACAGGGAGGGAAAGGTGGTGGCGGCTCTAAACAGTCAGTGACAACTTATTCTTATAGTGTGACCATGGCAATAATGATATGCGAGGGACCAATTACAGGCATACGTAAAATTTGGGCTGATAATACTTTAATCTATAATATGGGTAACGCTAGTGATTTATCGTCGACTGCTAAGAGTTTAGAGTCCACGGACGACATGGAAATATTCTTGGGCACTGCCGATCAGCTACCGAGTGTAACCATTGAATTAGAAAAGGGTATAGGTGCTACACCCGCATTCCGTGGTTCAGCGTATGTTGTTTTTACAAATTTAGCACTTGAGGATTATGGTAATAGGATACCTAATTTATCATTTGAAGTTATCGATAATGAGTATGTGGATACAACACCGGTATTAATAACTCATTATTATTTACCTTCGGGAATGTCTGATCCCGATTTAGATTTTTATCCCACAGGTGATGAGACTAAAATAGATTCAGCTACTTTGCCGTGGTATTATGAGAATGGCGTATTAAATTTTATGAGGTGGGGTGTAACTCAGCCAGGTGAAACTGAAGGAATCAACGGATTGAATTATGCTAGAATCCCGCAACTACCGGGATCAGCACCTCTTGCATTAGAAAACATGCCTTATAATTACTTTGTTTCAAAAAGTATGGATGATTTCACCACAGTACTTGCTGCGGAAAGGTTCGACTCTTACCCATGGGATTTGCCGGGCAGTATAGATAACTATAAATCACTTTTTATTAGGCCTGTTGACAATGGCCCAGGTATGTTTTTAACAACACATTTTGCATCTAATCCCGGTAACCGGATACTATCGTTAGGGTTAAGATTGCGCAGTGGTTCAATACGTTATGTAGGGTTTCCTGAAACGGGTGTGTCAGATATTCAGGAGTCGGTGTTAGTATCACATAGAGACGGGTTAATTTATCTGAGCCGTCCTGATACTGGTAGTTTGTTCCCCACCATTCCAGGAAGCCTTTTTGCATTCGATATGTCTAGTGTAGATTGGACACTGTCAACTGATTATTTTACAGTATTTGACAACAACTCATATCTTGATGATTTGTTAGTTATTGAGGGGGTTTTACCACCCCTTAATGCAGAGGCGTTCAGTTGGGGATTAGATCCATACAGCACAGCATTTTATAGAATTAGAGAGACAGCAGCTCTGCTAGAAAGTTTCGACACCAGGCTAATTCAGATAGGGGTAGGTATTGATATAACTTCATTACTTGTGGGATATACAGATCTAGGTAAACGGTTTGTGGTTAGAGATAATATAATTTATTTATCACATAAGAAGACAAGTAATTCTCATTATGTCTTACGTAAGTGGGTAGTGGAAAGCGGTACAGTCACCCAGGAATTAGAATTCGATATAGGCGTTAATAAATATATGGAGTTTAATCACTCGATAGTCGATATCCATCCTAATATGTTTGCATATGCCCATAATGGTTCAGTTACATCACAAGGAACACTAGGGGTTAATAGGTCTACTGGTATGTTTTTATTAACCCCAGCCTTGGATAATTTCACAGAAATCACAGTACCGGATGCGGTAGGTGCAGAAATGGATCGTATTGATGTACTCACAGCATCCGATTATGATACATCGGGTTTAAACGCCGATATTGTGGATGGGTACACTGTCTCTAGGCCGTCACCTATTAGCTCAGCACTTAAACCACTTCAGCAGGTTTTTAGATTTGACGTATTTGAAGCAGATTATCAAATAAAATTTGTTACACGTGGTACTAAAACAAGTGCGGTCACACTAACCCCAGATGATATACGCGCCCATGAAGTTGGTTCTAAAGCCCCACCTCAAGCTGTACATTCATATGGTAACCCTAATGCCGTACCTGGACGTATAGAGATCACATATAAATCTAAAGATAGGGAATACGAAGAAGGGTTTGCGATTGCTGATCGCCTTACATTAGAGCGTGAAGCGATAACAAAACTTAGTGTACCACTTGTGATGTCTGCGGATAATGCGTATAAAACGGCGGATATATTATTACTAGATACAGAAAGAGAAAGTAAAGGTGTATATGAAATAGTAGTACCATTTAAATATTCTCATCTTGAACGCACCGACATAATCACATTGGGTACAGATAATGAGACTTCGTTAAATTTAAGAATTATAGAAATTGAAAAAGGCGCACCTGGACTTGTTAAGATCAAATCAGTACTTGAATCAGCCGGTGATTATACCAGTAATGCTGTAGGGGATTCAGGAACATTTACCGATGGTGCAATACTATCCGAACCATCCGCTCAACTATTTTTTCTTGATATTCCACAATTGAGAACGGCGGACAATGATCCGGGATTGTATTGGGGAATGACAACTAGAGGGAACGCCACCACCTGGCGTGGTGGCGCAATATACCAATCCAAGGATAAAGGGGTTAGTTGGAATATTGCGGACACCGCCTTGAATCCAATGAAGCACGGTATAGCTATTAATAAATTAAGTGAAGATACA